AACTTTGACGACCAATAATCGGTCAGCATAAAATTATATTTTTTGAAATCTTGTTTGATACTTTTGCTTTCTGTGTTGGAAGTCATTTGGTATATCTTTCTAATTTGACTGAATACCACTGTTTGCAGTTCGGTATCTATTTGAAGTACGAGCATGGCAATCGATTCAGGTAATACCCACAACTTCAAATCAGGTTTCTCAAATAATACACACAACAAATCCGTCACAACTTTGATTCCTTGCTTTTGTAAATCACTCGGTTTGGTTTCGATTTGATTTTTATCATCTTCTATTAATTTTATTATGTCTTTATCCAAATCTTCATATTTCTTATTCATATGTACTTTAATGAATTCAAATCCATTTTGATTTTCTATCGAATATAGTTTTTTTGGAGGCAAATTCTTCAAAATTTGGACGAGCATATCTGTCGGCAGTTCTTTCCAAGTACTTGGATCCGGTGATTTTGTGTTCTCTGTTGTTTTGGTCATTTGTGAGTTTAATGCCTTTGATGTGTTTATAGGCGACTTTTCACTCGACTTGCTTTTCGTTGTGTTAGATTTTGTGCCTCGCGTGTTCTTTGCCGAAACAGTATGAATGGATGACATCGGTTTTTGGTATATATGAACATTTTTTAGTGCTATTACTCTATTAAAAAGAACTCATTGTAAATTCGTTCGTAATATTTATCAACATTCTCTTTTGTGGTTTTGTTCAATAAATATAGGTGTAGGTTAGATTTCTTTTTTATGTATATATCACTCGCAGATTTTTTGGCATCTGCATAGATAGATTGCGGAACTCTCATAAAGATCAAGAATACAGCCACCATTCCGATCAATGTCGTACTACATATGTCTGTCACAATATATATATGATCTGTCTCCTCGGGCGTCAAGACATATTTCCAAGATTTTAAAATTACTACAAGTATTGTACATGTCAAAAACAGAGGCAACCTGGATATCCAATGTTCCGTGGTTTTCGTTTTAGCCGTGATGTCGCTCACCAAGAACCCGTAACGCATTGAAGACGCGAAGTCGCTCAGATTATCAAGAAACAAATGAATAACTTCATTTGATTTAAAATGGTCCGGTAAATTAGACATGAAATTCACATACAATAAGTGCCGAATCTTACTATCCACACGAAGTCTAACACCTGAATATTGGTCTAAATAGTATATTCTATACTTGCTCGAAACCTGTCTATTAATGCAGTAGTAGTAAGTCAGTAATTTAATGATATCAGTTTTATACATGTTCAAATAGGAATGGAAAGCATGAATCTGCTCCATATGTTCATCGATATAGGGAATCAGCTCGTCGTGTTCTTTATCGTCGTTGGTTAGGAGTTTCACGAATTTTTTCACAAACTTTTCCAAATAGATTCTGAACACTTTGTATTGGTATGTATAAGAATATTTGAGGCTGACTGTCCTCAATCCTTTTGTCATCGGGTTTTTCATTTTCAAGTATAATTATGTGTTTGTTTAGTTTTATATGAAAAATAGAGCTATAAGAGAATCAATTCTTTCAGATTGTTTGAATGGTTCGTCATGAATGTTTTGTATTTCATAAGAATCAATTGATATATTTCGTCAGAAAATGTAGGAACCAAACCTACTTGTTCATTGATTAACACTAACCTATTTGTAGAATATTGTTTGTTAGACATCCATTGATCGTGACATTTGTTTGATTTACTTGAATTGCATGCAGAACAACACAACCCCAAATTTTGATAACATAAAACCATTTTTTGAGTCGGTTGCCCGTCGATCATCAGTGGAAAGATGTGATCGACTGTTTGTTTCTGGACGGTAGAAAACTCAACCCCACAATATATACATCCGTTCGACTTCATCAAATCATTATGGCCTTCTTGTAAATATTCTTGAGGTGTGTATAGTCTGTGTAATGAATTCGCAACATAATACTGTATCGAGGACTTGCGAGAATGTAACGTATTCTTTGAGCAATACTTAAGACGTACTGATGTTTTCATGTGCAGTTGTAGTTTGGAATGAATGAATCTTACACAAACAAATGATAGATATAGTGTTAATTTCTATATTTTCAAAAAAAAAAGTAAAAAAAAGTTATTTTACTACATATCAAGGTTTGGGCGCGTGGGTGTCTCGTTTAAGGAATGACTAGGTCGTCTATACGCCAGAACTCTTCTGTTTTATCCGGCAAAGTCCTGCAAATCATGAACGGAATCTTTTTTTGTTTCAACTCCTCACGGGCGATGTCCTTGACGTTTTTAAGATTCGCAATTGTTTCTTTATCTAACGTAGATTTGCTCCCAAACGCAAGTTGTTCCATTCTAACGCCAAGCACATTCGCTTTTTCATATTTTGTCATAATGTTATTTGTATGGTATGCTTTAGGATCATACTTCGATAATAGTTGATTGAAAACTACGGTATCACTGTTTTCAATTATACGTACATTCTCCATCCTTCTTTAATGTATTGATTTATACAGATATCAAATTTTAAATCGATTTTCCCAAAAGTATTTACAATACACGCAATAATAAGCGTATTTCATATTAATAGCATCAGTCTTCAGATACATGATATCGTTGCTGGCTTTATCCGGTTTGCTGCATTTTTCGTTTGGACAGGGAATGTCGTCGATATGAGGAATGGTTGGGTCATGTTCGATGTTTTGTATGATATCTTGAACAATACTGGATTCTGTACCGTCGTGAAAGTTTTCAATCACTTTGACTGTTTTGTCCTTTGACATTTCCTTTTGATGATCGCAATTTTTACATACATAAGACACATCACGTGCGTCGTCTTCACTCGTTTGGATATACATCATATTATCACAGAATGTACAGAACTCCATTTGATTAAGTATTTAATATCGTAATAGATATTTCTTTTAATCAATTTTTATGTTCGTTATTTTAGGCATAAATAAAAAAACACATAGAATTAATCAATAAATGAAATCAATTTGTATTTATGTATTACACTGGGACAAGCTTACAGATAGAATGAAAAATATCCAAAGACTTCGTGACCTTGTCGAGAAACAAACTTCATGTGTCGTCGAAATCATAATCATCGAGGATCACAATCCGGGAACATTCAATACAGAATCCATTAAAAACCTGATAAAGCTTGACCTATCCGCAGATGATCCTCTATACAACTTCAGAACCCAGTTGTCTCAGCGTACTCTTTCCAATACATTAAAGCACTATACAGCACTGCAACAAATTGCAACAAGAAATGATGATACACAATACAATCTAATATTAGAGGACGATTTTGAAATCAATGATACATTTTTCGTACAATTGGATGAACTATTGAATCATATTGAAAATGGTAACGAGAAAACATTTGATATGATGTTTTTAGGATATCCTCCAGATCAAAACACGGATAAGACCCATATCAGTTTTAGTGAGATCAATCTCAATTCAGTTCCTTTAATAACGTGCGAGTCTTATGTAGTTTCACTGAATGCTGCAAAACAGCTCATGATCAATTACTTTCCTATTAGTTTTGATACAACCGTTCATTTGACCCAATTATTGCGAAATCATAATCTGAAGCCGTTGAAAACGTTTCCAAATTTAGCTGGTGACGGAAGTAAAATAGGTACGTATCCAAGCAGCATTAAAGACAATAATATTTTATTATTCAATACGGACTATAAAACACTCTATAAAAATCTTGAAAGTAAATCCGATTTTTTGGAAATAAATAGATCAATTTATGAAAATACCGTGTATAAGGACCATCCCGATATACTTCACATGATGGCTTTGACGTACCTTAAAAATAAACTATTTTCCGAATCTATTACGTATTTTAAAAAGGCATACGAAGAGTATGATAACCATCATTGTAGTATGGGGAAGAATACTGTGTTCATGAAAAACTATATTACAGCACATAAATTTTTGCAATAAAAAATTGAATTTAAATATATAACGGAAACTAAATAATAATGATCATTCCTGTGCGTTGTTTTACATGCAATAAGGTATTGGGTGATAAATGGGAGTATTTTAAAAAACAGGTCGAAAAACATGAAAAAGACACTTCTAGCAAACAAACTACGCTCGAAGACATCACTGTCCGTGATAAGAATGATGCATTTTTCCTTGACGGATATAAAGGTAAGATTTTGAATGAACTCAACATCACGAAACTATGTTGTCGGAGACACATGCTCGGGCATGTTGATTTGATTGATTTAATTTAATAATTGCTATAATATATAAGGAATGGCAAGTACAGAATACGATAAGATTTATCACGACGCCGTCAAAACTACGGAAGCCGAAAACGTATATGATCTGATTATGCACCGAGAAAAAAATGTATTGGAAACAGTGAATAAAGTTGTGAATCAAATCGATGAGGATAAACAAAAAAAACCTTTTTTAGAAAGCTCTATAAATAGAATAGTGTATAGAATTTTCGTCGTAATCACGAATATGGCCACAGAACTAAATAATGGTGTCAATTTTAACAAAGTTTTCAAGAAGGAAAGAAGATTATATTATGGATTGTTCATGATAGGACTATCACTTTTCTTCATTATATTATATTCTAATCATTAAAAATGTATCAATGGGTCGTTTTAATTTTTTTAATTGTTGTAATCTTTCATATCGCATATTATAACAAACTCAATATCATTTCTATATTTTTAATAATGTATTTGCTCTATGTATTTCAACACAAAGTGATTATGCAAAAGAAAGCTGTGAATGACAAACAGCAAAATATAAAACAAAAGATTCAAAGAATCATAAAATCATTTTATATCACTCAGGTCGAGAGCTCCAACATGGATGTTAAAATACCAACACGGTATAAGTATCTATTCATTAAACCGGATCTACTCCCCATTTTGTATCGATTGAGGTTCGTAAGAAACTTTACGGAAGAATCTTACATGATTATGTTTGTTATATTGGAACGATTCTATAAGGTGTATTACAATATTATAATTGAAAGATATGATATTGAAAATAATATTGGTCGATTGAAAGCATTCTACGAGAATATGAAGCAACTCAAAGATCATATGTTATTTTCTGTACCGAAAAAATCAAAGAATATTCGGGGATTTGTGTCTCCTTTGGATATTGTTATTAAAGAAAATATTGATATGATCTTGTCGAATATGAAATCCAAACTAAATCTATTGCTCTCGTTAAATGGCTGAAAGATTTTATGTAATGTTCATAAATACAAGAAATGATAGCTTCCGACGTATTCGTGTTAAATTTCTTTTGGAAGTATGTTGATTATCGAATCAATTTAATAGATCTGAATTATTTGAAAAGTATAACACCATTAAATCAAGAAATAAAAACAATCTTAGACGATTACAACTTTTGTTTCGATAATGATAATGATTTGAATAATTTTCATATTGTGTTTTCACAAATGTCTATAGACAAACTTGAGATGTTCATAAAGTTCTATATGAATGTTATTACAAAGATTAATCATGAACATCAAACAATTAACAATATAGATGATCTCAAAGACTATATTGATTCTGAATTTAAGTTCAAAACCTTAATTGTATGTTTATATTACTATTTTTAAATATCTTGTAAATAATAATATGATTGATTCTTGGAAATTAATAGATATATATTACAAATCGAATAAGAATTATCTCACCAGACATCACTTAGATTCATTTAATGATTTTGTTTTGAACAAAATCCCTTATATCATAAGAACTTTGAATCCAATCAGTTTGAAAAAGAATGACATCACGGTCGAAATTTTCCTGGATGACCGCATTAAGATCACGCCACCGAGAAACAATAAGGGTGAAATAATTTACCCAAACGAATGTAGATTATATAACTTGAACTATTTTTCAAACATCACTACCGATATTCGGGTGAACTATATCAAAGATGAAAAGAATATATTATCACAAGACTTCAAAGATCATCTGATCGGTCAGATACCTATTATGTTACACTCTAAATTGTGTTATTTGAATGGATTAGATAACGAACAGCTCTCTGAGGTTGGCGAGTGTCCCTATGACCAAGGTGGATATTTCATCGTAGATGGTAAGGAAAAGGTTATTATAAGTCAAGAACGTATTGCAACCAATAAACTGTTCATCAATAAATCGTCGAACCCGGATTTATATCGTTTGGAAGCTTTGATTCGGTCGACTTCCTATTCAAATAGTTTGTTTCCCAAAGCGGTCTATTTTTGGGTGTGTAACGATTTTCCGAAGAACGTTGGTGTGGACGCCCCAGTGGACGAAGGGGGTGACCCTGCCGATGACGAAGCATCAGAAACAGAAAACAAACAATTGTCAAACGAATTTTCGATAAAAATGAATATCATGAATATAAATCTGGGTAAGATTCCTATCTTCGTAATCTTTAGAGCTCTAGGAATCGAATCGGATAAAGATATTTTAAATCATATCTCATTCGACGATCCACATTTGCACAACTATTTGGTGAAATCGATTGTGGATGCATCACACACCAAATATTCTGATAAACCGATATATACTCAACAAGACGCGCTAAAGTATTTAACATCTTATGTGAAATTTCCCAAGGTTGATTATGTTAGATATGTGTTAATGAATGATTTATTTCCAAACATTGGGCACGATTTCAACGAAAAAGCACTGTACCTAGGGTTTTTAGTCAAAGAATTGATTCTGACAACAATAGGCAAGTATCCGGAGAACAAACGCGATAATTACATGTTTAAACGCGTAGACACTAGTGGAATAGAACTTGGGAATATATTCAGAGATTTTTACAACAAATTCAGGAACGCCGTGATGCATACGGTGGAACAGGAATACAATACAAGTAGTAGTTCTAATGTTACACAGCTGATTCACGACGGAAATATCAGTGCAATTTTCAAATCATTCATCATTTCTGAAGGTATGTACAAGTCGATGAAGGGTAATTGGGGATTAACGGGCGATCCGTCGGAACAGGGTATCGTTCAAGACGTAAGTCGTCTGTCGTATATAGGATATGTATCCCACTTGCGACGTGTGAATACACCGATAGACCGCTCCATAAAATTAGTCGAACCTCATCGTTTAGACGCCGCGCAATGGGGGATGATGTGTCCCATTGAATCACCCGATGGTGGCAATATTGGTCTTTTGAAACATATGGCTGCAAGTTGTGAAATCACATTAGAATCGAATGCTGACGACGTGTTTGAATGTTTGAGCAAATTGGATATGGTAGCTTTAAAATGGGTGACTCCAAATATGACAAAGAACAAATGCAAGGTAATGTTGAATAACAACTGGGTAGGCTTACACGACGACCCGAAAGAGTTGTACGAAACTCTATTATCTTATCGCAGGAAAGGAATTTTGAATGCATTCATATCCATTTCCTGGAAAATAGTTGAAAATATGATTGTGTTATTCTCTGACGCGGGAAGGTGTGTGCGACCGTTGATAGTACATAAACACATGTTTAACACACAATCTAGCGCGAACACGTCATGGACTAAACTGGTCAATGGATACACGTTAGATTATACTTTCGACATGAAAAAATCTAACCCTGAAACGGGTATTGAATATATTGATTGTTATGAAACAAACTCACTTTACATTTCCATGCTTGAAAAAGATTTGAATGAAAGACATACGCATATGGAAATTCACCCTTGTTTATCTTTGAGTATGTACACAAACACAATTCCTTTTGCGAATCATAACCAGGCACCGCGAAATGTGTTCTCTGGACAGCAGGGGAAACAAGCGTTAGGTATTTATGCTCTAAATTACAATCACCGCATAGACACCGCTTCGTATCTTCTACACTATCCACAACGAAATCTAATCACTACTAAGATGGCGAAGTATGCGTTTAAAAATAATATGCCCAACGGAGAAAATCTCATCGTTGCTGTAGCAACCTATACGGGTTACAATCAAGAAGATTCAATTATTGTAAATCGAAGTTCGATTCAACGCGGTATGTTTAACGTAAGTTCTTTCAAATCTATCGTAGAAACGGAAACATCGAACGAATATACAGAAGAAAAAGTTATCTTCAAAAATCCTACAGAGATTAAAAAACAAGATCCGCACTTCAAGCATAAATTCGCAAATTGGTCTAAAATAGACGAGTTCGGAATACCTATCGTGAATGAATTTATTGAAGATGACGATGTTTATTTGGGCAAAGTTCATGTAACCGCGAAAGATATCGACGCACAAGACGATGATATTTTCGCAGATAATGTGAAACAATTCCAATATAAAGATAAATCATTAGTAGGTGATAAAACCATCAACGGAACAATTGATAAAGTACTTACCTATACGAAAGATAACACCCAATATATGAAAGCCCGTATTCGCAAGTTTCGAATACCTGAGCTTGGTGATAAAATGGCAAGTAGTCACGGGCAAAAAGGTGTGTGTGGGATGATTTTAGATCAACAGGATATGCCATACACTAAAGACGGGATTGTTCCAGATATTATTGTGAATCCGCATGCGTTTCCAAGTCGAATGACAATTGGACATTTGATAGAATCTGTTCTATCAAAATTATGCTGTTATAGTGGTGAGTATATAGACGGAACCATCTTTGAAAACCATGATATACAGTCTTATTATGACGCTTTAGGTGACAAGTTCGCGCATCATCGACATGGGGATGAAATTATGTACAATGGATTCACCGGAGAACAAATTCAAACTGAAATATTCTTCGGTCCAACTTTCTATTACAGATTGAAACATATGGTCAAAGACAAAATCAATTACAGGGACAGAGGTCCGCGAGAACTAATGACTAGACAGCCTACACAAGGTAGAGCTAACGGTGGTGGGTTACGCATTGGTGAAATGGAAACCAATGCCATTCTAGGACATGGTATTTCAAGTTTCATCAAAGAAAGTATGATGGAAAGATCAGACAAAGACTTGCTCCAAATTAATAAAACCACGGGGGATGATTTGCAGTACGAGAAAGAGATTGACGTCACAGACGAACATTTAACCACCTTACAAATACCTTATTCTATGAAACTATTGCGACAAGAAGTTCAAAGCATGGGTTTGAATATGAAATTCTTAACATAAAAATTAGAAATTTGTATTATTACTATTTATGAATATGAATCGATTTTAGAAGTATACATGATAATGAAATTCGGCTTGCCTAACATCGGATACACGTGCTATTTGAATACGAGTTTGCAATGTTTATTTCACAATGAACACTTTGTTCAGTTTTTGAACACATTAGAACCTGATCTTATGTCGTTAAATGAGTTACATCATACATTTACGGATCAGGAGTCTTCGAAGAAAAATAAGCATAGATCGTACATTCACTTTTTAAAACTATTACACAAACATATTCCCATGATCGATATCAATGAGGAAAATGATATTCACGAATTTATCGTTTTATTCATCGACGTATATTTTGAATATTTCAAACGAGTCGTACCGGTTCGAAAACCGACGACGAAAACGACGTCAGCGATCATCAAATACAATAGCGATGCACATTGGTACAATAAATATTCTGAGATTTGTGATGTTTTGTTTTCTCAACATCTCATAAAAATACAATGCAAAGACTGTGGCCATAAATTACATAATTATGAAACAACGAGCATCATATCGATAGATATATCCAATTCAATTCATAGTGTTAAGGACGGTGTAGAGGACCATTTTACACCTTTAGTCATTGATGACTGGAAATGTGATAAATGCAATATGCGCAACAATTCGCAAAAAACTTCGTACATCATCCGAACACCGAAGATATTGGCGATTTGCTTGAAACGATTTTCTTTCGAAAATAACAAAGTCGTGAAAAATGAACAAGATATTAAAATCGACAAACTTCTCGATATGTCCAAGTATTTTTATTTTGACACCGAAACTGAATCCACCTATTCCCTGAAATCCGTGGCATTGCATCACGGAAATCCATACAATGGTCATTACACTACTATGCTGTTTGATAATGACGATGAGAAAACATTTATTGACGATATGGACATAGTGAAGATGAACGATAAAGATTTCAATATAAATAACGATGCATATTTGTTACTCTATGAAAGGAATTCTTAATCTCAGGGAAGTGACCCCCGAAATTATTTTCAACTCATATTTAAAGATTTTCCTTCATGTATTGAATACAAAGTACAAAATGATTATTACATTAAGTTGCAAGAATTCCATTCAACCGCCAAATAACGACAAATTTGGGAGGAAAAAACACATCCATGCAAAATATGACTTTGATAAAATGTTATATCGTAAGAAAATACAATCTGCATTTTTCATCCAACGCGACAAAAGTTCGACCATACATTTGTATCAAGATATCATAGATATGTCCCAATATTTCAAAGACGAGGATATTTTGTATGAAGTATTGGGTGAAATGGACCGTGATATGGTTTTTGACGAAATTTGCTTTTTTTATCGGATGAAACGCATGAACAAAGAAGATAATAAGTATAATTGAACCACTTTGTTATATATTGAACCACTGAATTATATAACTTGATTTGACTAGTAACTTACAATGATAACAACTCTCTCGTTTTGTCATAAATATGCTCCAAAAGCATATTTTTCATTTCTTGAATACGGCGTTGCCGTTCGTTTTCACAATAGGGTTCTTTCAACTCTACGCCGATTTGTCGTATATCATCACATTTCCAATCCAACCACAACACTTTGTGACCGAACTCACGTATGTTTTTAGTCATCTGTTTGAATTTGACACGGTCTTCATCATACACTCGTTCCATTTGGTGTTCCATGTACGCAAAGTACGGGGTCATGTAGCTCTCCATGCGGTCCGTGAGAGTTTTATACACATCGTCCATCGCTCTCAAATTCCACTCGTTGTCACCGGTTTTTATTTTCACAAATTTGTCTTTGTGGCGAGTTTTTTGAATCGTATTGTTCAAAGGAAACGAATCGTTAAAATAGATGTCGGAAATATGCTGTGGTAGAGCGTATTTACCTAACCGCACCAATTGTTCCATTCGTGTCAGATACTCAGGTTCATTACACATCTTTTCCAAAGCTTCTTCCCCGAAATTCAATGTAATGTTTAAGGTTTTTGAATTATCAACAGTGTTATTTATTATTGATGCTTTCTGATTCATTACTGTTTGCTTCGACGGAGAACCTACTGGTACAATAGGTTTGAAACACTTTACTGTTCGCATATGTTGTGTTCTACTTTGTCGGGAACTAAAAACCTTTAAACAGATTATGCACACATTCTTTTCTACACCACGACAAACAGCTTGGTGTCTATCATATGATTGTTTGGAAGATAGTTTAGTTTTACAATTAGTACAATATGTAAATACATTGCCGTTTTGTTGAGCACCATTGCCGTTTTGTTGAGCACCATTGCCGTTTTGTTGAGCACCATTGCCGTTTTGTTGAGCACCATTGCCGTTTTGTTGAGCACCATGACCGTTTTGTTGACCACCATTGCCGTTTTGTTGAGCACCATTGCCTGTAATTGATTCAGTTAGGGTCGTTTTACATGGCGTTTTACGTTTTCCATGACGACGCAAATCGAAGATTCGTGTCGTACAGTAGGTGCAATGATTGCATTTGTACATAATAATGAGTTTATTTAGATAACAAACAATCCTTTTAAATGCGCAACGCAACGCAATGAGGGTGGGGG